GTGATGTTGGATTGCAAACTTTGAATTTTAATTCGGAGTCCTCTGGTGTAACTTGCACCCCCACTAACCCCAAACAAACAAAACAAAATAAAATATAAAATTTTTAAAAATATGGTTCTATTTAATTAGAATGATTGACTTATCTCTAAGTTGGCAGATGTTGTCTTTATATCGGTCTTGCACACCTTAATGCACGGGATCTATCGTTAGGATTAAAACTATTTCTTCTGAATACGACGGTTAACTTTTTGAGAACTTATTCACACTCTCATAACGGCGCTTTAGAAATTTGAAGTGGTGCCCTATTTAGGGCGTGAAGCCACGGTGGCGGTCCCACCAAATTCTGTGAAGACCCCGCTTTTAGATTAGCTCGTCTAAAGTGGATAAATAGGGCTGGAAACAACAAACAAAAAAAAAACAAAACAATAGATTCAGTGTGGATCTTACAAACACACAACCCCTGTCGAACACAACTGGACCTACGCCCTCTGTTATTAAGGATATCAAAACTTTGATTCCTAAAAAATCTTCAAACAAAAATCATAAGGCACGATCATCAGTGTCTTTTGATCCTGACAATCTTGATTATATTCGTACTAATGTTATGAATATAATGCGTGACTATAAACAATTTAAACTGAATGTATCATCTTTCAATTCAGATTATCCTGTTTTATGTCGTTCTCCTTCGCCCCCTGTTATTTTTCAGCCTCAAGCTCCTGATTGGTTCAAATTTGGTCTTTCTACCAAAGTGCAAGAATCAGTTGATGATTTAACCGAATCAATGGTTAAACTTCAGCAAAACGGAGTTAAATTCCAACACAATGTATCTCTCCATGATGATTTACAAGCTCAGATTGCCACGTTGACAAAAACGTTGCAAGAACTTGGAGCTGGATCTATTTCAACGAGACATAGTGTGGAAGTTGGAGTTGATCCCAAACTTCGTGAAAATCTTATCAATGCAACGAATAATCTTTCTACTCTAAATACTGATGGCATCAAGCTTAATGTAGGATTGGATAGTGCATTCAATGATTGGTATTCTTCACCAGAATCGTTCATGGGGAAAGTAAAACAAATTCTTACCGAAGTCGGTAAAACTGTGAGTGACGATGCAGTTCTTATAATTTGTATTACTCTCTTCCTTTTCGTCAAACCTCAAAATTCGGGTCAAAAAGTGTCACTATACATGTTTATAGTGGCTCTTATGTCCTCGAGACATTTGCTATATGATATCTTTGTCAATTTACCCATATACAAGTGGCTCCAAAAACCGGGTGTTGAACCACAGGCCCCTGGTATCGATGAAATTTCATCTATGTTGGTTTCTCTTATAGGCGCTTTTTATGCGACTAAATTAGGAAGTGATTTGATAGATGCAAAAGTACTCGTTACGAGCCTATCCACCCTCTCCAGAATTATACCCAGTATAAAAAGTTTCACGACAGCCATTTCGGTGACGTCTTGTGCTTTTTATTCAATGTTCAAATCAGCACTTTCTGGTAGTCCTTTCTTTTTAAGATATGGAATATCAGAAGTTGACGATCTGATCCAAGCAGCAAAAACTCTGATTTCCAAATCTGATCGCGATCTGCTTTCGAGTTGTCAAGAAGTGTACGATGAGGTCGATAGTATCTCACAATCTCTTTTTGATAGAGCTTGCACATTACCTATGGGAGGACAATTTTCAGGTGCCAAAACGGCTATGATGACTCTGCGACTGTCGCTTGAGAATATCAAAAAGAAAATTATGGCCACTGGATTTTCATACAGTGGTCTACGTCCTGAGTCTGTTGGTATCATGATGAGAGGCCCACCGGGTGTTGGCAAATCCATGTTGTTGAATCACTTGTGTGCAGCTTTGGCCGCAAAAACTTTTGATCAACCCGATTACGAAGCCTACAAAAAAGCACCCAAAGACTACGTGTACAACCGACAAGTTGAAACGTGTTTTTGGGATGGCTACACCAGCAAGCATAGATTTGTCATCTTCGATGACATATTGCAATTGCGGCAAGGTGTTGTAACGGGAGATTCTGAAGCAATGAACATCATTCGTGCCATAAACATGTTGGTTTACCAACTACATATGGCTTCGATAGAGCAGAAGGGCAATACGTATTATCGTGCTGCCTTTACTCTGGCTACCACAAATCGAAAGACTTTCCAAATTGAAGATCTCTATGAAATAGGAGCTTTCTTGAGGAGATGGGATGTTGTTCTTGATGTTTCTGTGAAACAAGAGTTTGCTGTGGGCAATGAGCCCGATCCATGGAAAAGAAAATTGGATCCTGACCTTTTGCCTTTGAAAGAAGGCATAACTCATTTTGGACCAGATCATGTCCAGTTTCAGTTGATGAAACTAGAACGTGCTGAGCCCATCGACAATGCTTTTGTACCTATTGGTCCTCTCATGAGCTTCGACGAGGTTGTCGAAGTTTGTGCTCAGGGTTTTCTTACCAAAGTAGGACGATTTGCTTCGTATAGGTCGGACTTGGATTACACCTTGTATCGATTTAGACCTACTCCTGATCATGCGGAACATGTGAAACCTCAATCAAATACCAAATCTCCTTATGTCGAGTTTTACCAACCTGATGTCTCTGCCAACTCTGAAGGCGAGACTGTACAACAAAAGGTTGCGAATATACTTGGCTCCAGTGTTGTAGAGTTTTGTGCATTTTATGATATAAAAGCACATTTGATACAGATACTGAAGAGACCCCACTGGCATATACCCCGACTTGAGTTTGAGATTCTGAGATATACCACTTGGTTACAGAGGGATTACGAAGTTCAATTCATGGAATTGCGTGTTTTTGTACACGCTTTTATCATGAAAATCTGTGCTCATGAACATATCTTGGCATCTGCAATGTGGGAAGATCCATATCAGGATATGATTGAATTTGGTTTTTTTGAGCATCCTGGCTTTAGGGAATTTTTGAGTCCTCTCAAGAAACCCCTGCAAAGATGTTCAGATGTCATTGATGGAGCCAAAGGTGCCTTGGAAGAGACTAAAACTAGGTTTTCGAAAACGTGTTACGATACTTTCAAAGTATTCGAAGCATTTTTCTTTACTAGTTATGATGACGACGCCAAGGAGATTTACTCGTTCTTTGACAACCCCAAATTCAAGACTCACCGCAGATTGGCGAAATATGCTGCGGTGAGTGCTGCAAGTGTTGCTACGTACCTAGCGCTCAAAAATGTTTTTCATTGGGTTCTAGGGGCGTATGAACATTTTTTCGCCAAACCTTTTGGACCGGAATCTGATTCGCGAGAAACTGCGCGTGCGAGCATTCGCCGCACTGTGAAGCCTATCAGACCGCCGGTTCGACAACAAGCCGCAATGTCTACAAATATAAATTTGAACAAAATATGTGATAATGTTTTGGGAAAAAGTGTATTGACCATTTTCGTTCCTCCTATGCCTTACGATAAGGCTTTAGTTGAGAATAAAACGAAATTGGGTTTTTGTTTGGCAGTGCGTTCCCGAACTCTATTGATGCCCTATCATTTTCTTTCTATTGTTTCATCCCTTTATCAGGATGGACATTATAAAGCAAGTGATCTTGTTCACTTTGAGCATCCCAATGCTAGTCGTTCTGTGGTTGTGTCTGTTTTGCAATTACTAGAAGGTTTTAGTGAAGATGCGTCTTTAGAACCTCGAGATTTAGCTGTTGTCGTTTTACCTGAAAAGGTGCAACCTTTCCCTGACATCGTCAAACATTTCATACCACAATCAGCCTATTCCCGGTTGGTCGCGGTTAAGACGATGCTTGCTGTTCCTGGTTCTACTCCTGGATACCATTATCTTGATTCCCGGAGAAGACCCCACATTGTTGTTGAAGCACCACAGTATGAGAAATATACTGTGGAAGATGTATTTACGTATACCACAAAGACGCAAGGTGGTGATTGTGGATCTATTCTTTTCCTTATCGATACCCGACAAACGTCTTCTATTATCGGCTTACATGTTGCAGGCGATAATGGAATGGGACGTGGTGTGGCTGCCTCGATATCGAGAGAGGAACTCGAGGGACTCCTTGAAAATGCACCGGATGTGTATATAGAGGAGCCCTTAGAAATACCTCTCAATGATGAGTGTGTTTTGGAGATGGAAAATATGGAAGCTGTTGGATATGTCTGTCAAGGATCATATCCTAACATGGCTGGTGTGTCTAAGATAAAGAGGTCTCCCTTTTATGGTAGACTTTCAGAAATCAAGAAGGCACCTGCACGCTTGCGACCTTTTTACTCTAAAACGTTGGAACGAGAAATTGACCCGATGGAAGAGGCACTCGCTGGATTTGGAGTTCCTGATTTTTATGTGGATAAGGATGATTTAGAGAATGTCAGTGTTTCCCTATTGGATTCTCTTCAACATCGTTCTGGAATATCCGTGGAGAAGTCTGTTTACAACTTTGAAATGGCTGTTCTGGGTGATCCTGATGATCCTGATTTCAAATCTATACCCAGAGATACATCAGCCGGTTATCCATATAACTGCGAAAGTGGTGTCAAATCAAAGAAAATTTTCTTTGGCGATGCTCCTGAATATGTTTTGGATACCCCTGAGTGTATAAAATTGAGAGAAATTGTGAATAAAATTGTACAAGATGCTCAAAAAGGAATTCGCAAAACACATATCTTCACTGATTGTTTGAAAGACGAGAAAAGATCCCTCGAAAAAGTTGAGTGCGGGAAAACGAGAATGTTCTCGGCATCCCCGACTCCTTTGTTGATTGCTTCACGAATGTATTTCGGAGCTTTTCAAAAATGGTTGATCAAAAATCGCATCGACAATGGGTGTACCATAGGGATAAATCCTTTTGGGAGAGATTGGGGATATATGCTGCGTCGAATGTTATCAACTTCACAAAATGCTCACAATTTTGGTGCTGGTGATTTCAAAGCCTTTGATAAAAGACAAGTACCACAGATCATGTGGGAAGTCCTTCAAATCATTAACGACTGGTATGGTGATTCGTTGGAAAATCAAAGAGTACGCAAAATATTGTTCTATGAGCTAGTCAACTCCAAACACATTAATCGTAATAGATTGTGTATTTGGTGGTCTGGCATGCCTTCAGGACATCCTTTGACATCTTTTGTGAATTGTTTGTACAATCAATTTTTGTTTAGATTATGTTTCATAAAATTGTTACCCGAATTGACGCCATGGGATTTTGATTCTTACGTGAATTTGCAGGTTCATGGAGATGACAATATCTACTCTGTTCATTCTGCAATATCTCATCTTTTTAATGAAACTAATGTGGCATCTGCTATGTTGGACTTTGGAATGACATATACCCCAGAAGACAAGAGTTTGACTGCTCATTCAGAAGGTCTGAGACATTTTGAAGAAATTTCTTTTCTTAAAAGAAAGTTCCGAAAATCTGTTTTAGACGGTTCTTATGTTGCACCCTTGGAACTGGACACAGTATTGGATGAGTTAAATTGGAGATCTTCTAATGCCTCTTGGATTGGAGACTTTGAATTGCTCATTGACAATGTGTTTCGTGAACTGTCACTTCACGATAGGGATACCTTTAATTATTGGACGAAGAAAATTCTCGAATTGGTTGTTGAAGAGGGTTTTACACATCCGCCTAGTATTTCTCAGACTGGCTGTTTGAGGCGTATTAAGGCAGCCGATAATTAATCAAAACCATGTCCTGGATATGACATAAAACCATCCGGTCTATTGCGCGACTTTAAAGTGCTACAGTCACTATTACTCTGGTTACCGTTAGGCGATATCTGTGCGTATGATCCAACCTAATAGGCTTTGTAATGGAATGGGCTGGGATATTTATCCTTACTACCAAGATGGCCCGGAGAGACACCAATATCTAGGATATGCACAACATGCGAACTGATAGTGTTACATTCGTGTGTTAATACCTTACACTGCAACTACCCTTACTTCAATAAAGACGGAGGCACCCATCCAGACAGATGGTCTCCAAATGTCTTCAAATTACGTGTCTGGAAAACAAGATGGTACTAATGCCCCTGGCCTCTCATCTTCAACATCGCATGCTATTAATGATGCTGAAGTTGTTGTTGGTCATATGGCAAATAAAATACCATTGCCCTCTGAGTTGATGGATTCTGTTGAATCAGGAGTCGATCAAAGCATCATTAGTTTTTTGGCTAAGCCTCAAATAATTACTTATGGTACTTTGGCATCCACTGATACCACAGCTTCTCCACTTTACACAAATATTATTCCTCAAGGTATTATCCACTCAAATTCTATTTGGGCCGATAAGCTTAAGGGGTTGTATGCGTTTAAAGGTGACCTGGTTCTAACTTTACAAGTCAACTCAAATCGTTTTCAAGCTGGGAGGTATATTCTAGCTTGGATTCCCTCAGGAGGAGGTAGTATTGATTCCAATCATATAGCCAATTTCAGAACTATGCATTCTTTTTCACTAACGCAGATTACTCAGCTGCCGCATGTGGAATTGGATATTAATACTGATACTGAAGCTACTTTGATGATACCCCATACTACTGCACAATCTTTCGCTACTATTGACCCTACCAAAACTTCCAATTATTTTGGAAATAATGGTTCTGTCATTTTAGTTCCTTATAGCCCTTTGGTTGCTGTCGCTGGTTCGACAACAGCCACTTACTCAATTTTCGGCCATTGGGAGAATGTGCGTTTTGCTATGCCAGTTGTACCACAATCTGGTAGAGTTAAAACGTTCGTTAAGCGAAAGGTTACTCCTACCTCTGCTGAACAAGCTTCAGCCGGAATTGGCCCTATCGAGGGCACAATGAGAAAAATAACGAAAGCTGCTGGTATTGTTAATTCAGTACCGTACCTTTCTTTAGTCGCAGCTCCAGTAGCCTGGGCATCAGATTTAGCGGCCCAGGTTGCTTCTGTTTTTGGCTGGTCCAAACCTAGGCATCTGGATCCTGAGACTCTCATTGCGCGTTATTTAACGCAACGATATACCAATTCTGATACCGCTGACAATTCGGTCAAATTGTCAATAACTGATAAAAATGAAGTTGAATTACTTCCTGGATTCGCTGGTTCAAATTTAGACGAAATGTCCATCTCTTACATTGCTACGATCCCTGCATTTTACTATAACAAGACTTGGTCTACTAGTGATGCGGAGAACACATCTTTGTTCCAGATTTTCCTTTCGCCCAGAGATTTGTATACAGCAAATGTTGTTGGTGGAAACACTTACTACAACATGACCCCTGTTACATACTTGAGCTCATTTTTTGGTCTCTACAGAGGCTCTTTAAAGTTTACTCTTAAATTTGTCAAGACTGAATTTCATTCTGGTCGTCTTTTGTTGACTTTCCATCCGTTGGAATATCAAACTAATCCGACCCCTCCTACTCCCACTGTGTCTACGTCTGCGTATGTACACCGTGAGATTATTGATGTTCGTCTTGTTAATGAGTATACTTTCACTGTTCCATATTTGTCTATTTCACAATATAGATCCACCTATGCTAATGATAGGGGTTATGGATATGTTGAGATTCAAGTTCTTAACCCACTGGTTGCTCCTGCAACTGTGTCATCGACTTTAACTATGCTAATTGAAGTTTCTGCCGGTGATGATTTTGAATTGGCAATGCCTGTTGATCCCAGCTGGGATCCAGTTGCCCCTCTTTTTCCGCAGTCCGGTCTCAATGTTTGTCAAGAGGCTGAACTTACGTTTGGCAATGGTGTTACTTATTCTAGCGATACTCCTTCAAAGTTTTGTATTGGCGAGAAGATCACATCATTGGCACAATTAGCAAAGAGGTTTTCAAAGTTATATTTTGTCACAGATACAGTTGAAAATCAGTTTTTGAATATCTTACCTTACGGCATTCCTGTTCAACAGGTTGCTGCTGCAGCCCCCGTTACAACTACCGTCGTTGCTGATATGTTTTCTCGTATTGGCGTTTGCTTCGGTTTGTATCGTGGCTCTGTAAGATATAAATTTTTGACAACAGATTCATCTCCCAATTCCTTGTTTGTTGCGTCTTGGGATGCTTTAACCTCTGGATCCGCTATCAAAAATACCCTCGCCTTCTCCACCGCTAACAATAATGGTAGTGCAATAGTGATGCCTATTAATAGACCTTCACAGTTGTATGATCCAAAGTTGAATGGTGGTGTCGAAGTTGAGTATCCCTTCTACAGTCGATATCATTCTATCGCTGTAGCGGATATGCTCAACTGCACTAATTCCGC